TAAAGCTTTATTTAACTCCACATTTTTATGCTCTAGGTCTTCAACATCAGACGCTAACGCATATAACTTGTACTCTTTAAGTACACTTTTAACACCTTCAAGGGTTGTTTGTTCAGACATATTTTTCATGGTAATCACTCCTTATGTTAAACACGGGTAGGCACTTACCCCACCCGCGTATCCATTATCTTAACCCGCTAGTGAAACGTTGTCACCCTCTTCTTCGGTGTACTCAACCAACTCTGTGATTGCCAACTCTTGCAAGCGTAGGCCAGACCCGTTCTTAGACTTCCAAAACTCAATGATCATCTTAGCTTTTGTGCCATTACCAATCATACCGTCCTCTTGATCATCCCACAACTCTGATGATGGGCCATTTGTGTGGTTGTAAATCTTAGGTGGACCACCAAATACATCATTACCATCTTTGTCAACATAAGGTCCTTTGTTTGGACGCTTGGCTTTAAGGTAGATACCAGAGCCATAATCAGTGTTGCCCTCACGGAATGTAGCGTGACCTAGTTGAGCCTCAGGTACACCCGCTGCAATCATCTTGTCCATGTCACTACTATCATCCAGATAAAAGTTTACAGTGAATGCACCCTCAGATTTCTTCATGTGAACTTCAAATGTGTCCATAGTTGCTGGTGTTAGTTTTGCCCACTCAAGTGTGCCGTCTAGGATAAATTTCTTACTCATGTGTATTTCCTTTGTTTAATTATTTGTTTAAGTGTTTATTGATAGCCTCACTAGCTACCTCTTCAAAGCTTGCGCCACCATTGTACCAATAGCACATTAATTGTTTTTCACCTGTGTCTGGCAAAACAACACTATAACCATATTCATCTATATCTAAGTTAGACTTCCAAATTTCATAGAGGACACCTTGTACTTTGATTAGGGTTACGCCCAGCTTTTCTTCTAGTTCATAAAAATCATCAGTTTCCTCTGGCACTACTTTGAGATTACTCTCTCTAAAATAACCATGAAAAATCTCCATTGTACTCATGTGTATTTCCTTTGTTTAATTAATGAATATCACTATATGACATGCCAAACTGTATATCGATGTCTAGTGTTACATTTAACTGTAGTTCTTCGTTTGTTTTATTAATGGCATTACGTAACTTATCACGTGTGCGATCTTCTGTACCCTCTTGTAACACCCACACACCCTCGTCATGAAACTGAGCTATAGGCCATTCGCCCTCCTTTATACAATACTTCAACCAAGTGTCAAAACAATAGACACCTGATGATTGGTTAATAGTTGACCAAGTGTCCTTGGTATTTCTTAGGTTATGCCAAAACCCTGATATAGGGTTCTGTACCCATGTTTCCTTACCGATCTTACGAGCAGTAATTTGTTGAACAGCCTTCTCTACTGCCCAATTACGTTGCCAGTAAGCATCAATCAACTTCTGAGCCTTCATAACACTCAAGCCTGTTGACCTTGATAGCGTAACTGACTGTACCCCGTATACGCAGCTATAGTTAGCAGCCTTGTATGACTTACGTATGGCCTTAACCTCAGGACCACCCTTGTCTATAGTCTCCTGTGTAATAGCACCAGCAAACTTAGCTAAGTCCAAGTGTGGGTCCCAACCTTCCGCACTCATTACCTCACAATACTCAGGGTCAAATGGCATCATGTAGTGACGTTTAGTAGTATCCTCAAGAGATACCTTATCAGCACCACAAAGCACGTGACCCTCAGGTGACTTAAGCAAACCCCTAATCTCCTTACCATAAGGCTTATCAACGCCGGGCAAGTTAACAAGGGGAGCAACATGCTTAAACCTGAATGTGTTTGTTAAGCCCTGTACCCTTGCTTGAAGCTTGCCATTCCTTTCATGCTTCAAGAAGCCCTCTACAATACTAATCCTGTGAGACAGTACACTGTAGCCTTCCAATAAGTGTATAGCTGGGTCCCTATCAGACAACTCTAAGACACTTGAACATAACTCCTTAGATGCGTTTCTTACTTGAGGTATTTTACGTTCATCACGAGTACCCTCAATCCTCTTGTAGTCAAATGTTATAGGCTCCCAACCTAAGCTAAACAACCAATCCTTAATCTGTGTATGACTATCTGGATTAGCTGGGTTCCTATCTATGATATACTTAACTGGACCCTGAGTGTTCTCAGGTAACTTCTGCTCCTTTAAGAAGTCATACCAACGTATAGCATGTGCTGACTTAGTGCCATCTTGTTTAACCATCACCTTAGGCATGTTCTTAGTTGCATATACTATATTTAGTGGCATTGCTTCCGATAGAGCCACACGTTTCTCATCCCGTAGTTTAGTAAGCTCCTCCCTTAGTTCTTCTGCACCCTTAACATCTAAATCCCAGCCTAGTTCCTCTTGCTTAGCAGCCATCTCCATCTTAAGGGTCAGGTACTTAATCAGACGTTGCTTTCCTTCATCATCTTTGTAGTACAAACGATCAAGCTTAGCACTTAAGTCTCTCCAAAGTCGTGTGTTGATCTTAACATCTTCTTCACAACGATGGCCGTATTCTTGAGGCGTTAGGTTTTCCCAATCAGTCACTACTGGCTTAGGTACACCATAATCTTCACCATAACCTTCAAGACCATGCCTTGATCTATAGAAATTCAAGTACCAACTTAAAGCTAACGTGTCTATGTACTCGTGCTTACTAAGGTCAATGCCAAGACAGATACCTAAGGCACGTTTGTCATAACGTAAAAAGTCATGGCCTACGATTACCTTAGGTTCTGTAAGAAACCTCTTGATACTTAGTGAGCCATACAAAGTAGAGCTAGTGTCATCATCCATGCAGTAGTATGACAAGCAATGGATTTTACTAACTGTGTCTAACAGACCATCTGTTTCAATATCTACTACATAGGTTTTAGTCATTACTTTACTACCTTTACTTCATAACCTAAGAGGTCAGAGATTTCTTTAACTGACAATTCCTTGACAGGGTTAAGTTTAGCTTTCCATTCAGCTTCTGTATACTTAGTATTATTGAGATACCAATACTTGTTACCATCAGCAAACTCAATAGCTGGACCGTCCTCACGGTGGCGTTTTCCATTGAGGAACCAATACTTGTCACCATTATCATAAACTCTTACTTCATATGTTTTCCATGTCATCTTATATTTCCCTTAGTTTAAATGTACCAAAATCAAACAACAAACTACCCGCTGGACCCTCTAAAGTGTTAGGCCTATTCTTCTCAACAAACAATTCTGTTGTGTTCCTTGTTAACTCATCTTCCGAATGCTTATCCCTATCTAAGTTAATGATGACACTAGCACGTTGACCAATCATTTTGCAATACTTAAAATCACCATTTTCATTAGTGTGACCAATTGACACAATGCCAACATTTAAGTCTGCTGCTAGTTTAGACAAACGTACTGACAGGGTAGCTAATGCACTTTCCTTTGACTCCTCAGAACCTGTTGTAATAACGTCCTGAATAGGTTCAAACATAATGTATTTACACCCGTAACCCTCAGCAAGCAATCTGATCTGATCACATAACTCATCAGCCCCTTGGTCTTCCTTCATGAAATACTGGAAAAACGTACCCTTGTCAGCAATCCTACTAATACTTTCCTCTACGTCCTTCATACGACCTTTGTCCATAATCAGGTCTTTACGGGTAAGGTTATCGTCTAAGTCATAAGACACAAGACCTAACAGAGTACGCAACTTAGTTTCCTCTAAGTGCCATGCAGCAAAGGTCACACCACGTTCAATGAAGTTCCACTCTAAGTACCTCATAAGTTCAGTTTTACCTATCCCCGTAGGCGCTTTGAATACAGTGAAATGACCCTGCATCAACCCAAGTATCTTTTCATCTAAACCACTAATACCAGTTGGGACATATGAAAACTCTTGTTGCTCACGGAACAACTTAAGAAAATCACTTGAACTACTTAAGATGTTATCAGGTGTAAACTTAGCAGCGTTCCACCAAAGGTTATTAAACTCCTTTGTCTTACCCTTCTCTAAAAACTCATTAGCATCCTTAAGATCGCCATGATCTACTCTCAGTACCTTCTTAGGAAAGATGTTGTTTAACTTGTCTGCTACCTTGTCACCATTACTATCATTATCAATTGACAGGATGATCTGATCAAAGCTATCCAAATATGGCTTTGCTTTATCCCATATACTGCCAGATGGCGTAGATGATGGCAATGATACAACAGGATTAACAAACCTCTCATTGTTGTTAATCATCTGATACACAGACATTGCATCCAGCTCACCCTCAGTGATCGTGATCTTCTTAGAGCAACCAGCAGGGAACAAGTTCTGACCAAATAGCTCAGATGCTGTTGATCCCTGTGAGTGAAATGCCTTTTCCTGTAGCTTACGTATCTTCTTACTACCAGATGGGTACACGTAGTATTGCTCAATGTCAACACCATTGTTCGTTAGTGTCTCAACGCCATACTTACGCATAACACTTTCACTAATGCCACGTAATGACTTGTAACTTAAGTTACCCTCTGGTTTCTTGGGTGCCAAGGTAACTACCTCAGGCTTATACACTGCACCCCCTTCAATATCAGATGGCATTGGGTACCTCTCTCTCATGTCAGGTTTGTACTCACCTGTTTTATTTGGGTAGATACCCTCACACTTGTGACACTTGCCAACGCCCAGCACAGGGTTATACGAAAAGGCTGACGTTGAGTCACAGTCTACTTGTGGGCATGGCCCCTTAATGTTTCCCATTGCTTTTCTCTTGTCTCTCGCGTTTCTTAAGCTCATAAGAGGCAGCAGCAGCCGACAAAGAACCACTCTTAATGAAATCTTGCAGTTGTTTTACAGTCTTAGTCTTCATTTTTTCACTACGTTTTGACATTATTTACCCTTCTCTTGTTCTTCAATAAAACTTTGCAGTTCTTTTACTAACTTCTTAGCAGCCATTGTACCTAAGTAAACATCTGTATCATCTACATTCTTGTGACAATTTGTAGCTAACTTAATCTCACGTCTGTTGTGCAAAGGTACTACTATAAGAGTATCCTCGTAATTACAAAAGATTTCTGGCATTACTTTACTACCTTTACTTCATAACCTAACAGGTCAGATATTTCTTTAACTGACAATTCCTTGACAGGGTTAAGCTTAGCTTTCCATTCAGCTTCTGTGTACTTAGTGCCATTGAGGTACCAATGCTTGGTGCCATTAGCATACTCAGCAGCTGGACCGTCCTCACGGTGGGGTTCGCCATTGAGGTA